AGTATTTTTTCCATGTTAGACCTCTATGTTGATTTTCGTACCCGTAGGCCGATCTGCTGTAGTCTTGGCCCCAAACCTATCATAAGCTTTGCCTAAGTCCAACTTTTGTTCTCTGAGCGCTTCTAGGTGCGTGTGGTTAGCCCTATGCTCTTTTGCCACCCTCTGCTCTGCCAGATGCGTTTCTATGCGCTCACGCGACTGCGTTTGCTGGTGTATGTCCGATCCTACATTAAATGGCGCAGTTCCTATACCGCTTACACCGTCAGCCATTTACCACCACCCAGCGCCAAGACCAGTCAACCATGTGCCGCCCCCTATGATAGCTGCCAGCATCGCAAATAATAATATCAGCAGAAAAGTTTCAAAAAATGCGGCTTTGCGCTCTTGCTGCTTATACAGAGTTTCCTCGCGCTCTTTCTTAATCTTGCGGCGAAGCTCAACCATTTCTCGCCAAGTACCATACCCAAAGCGATTATTGAGCATTTGCTGCAAGTCTTTCTCTTGTTCTGCCAGTTTCTTCTGGTGAATAATTATCTGCAAAGCTTCTTGCTCTACAGAGCCAGATGAAAAAAGTTTAGTGAAAATAGGCGGGTTCTTACGCTGTTGCTCTGCGCGGCCAAGATCCGCTGCTGCGCCATACCACTTGCCAAGTTGGCCCGCCACATCCTCTAGCTCACGCCCAGCGTAAACTAGCTTTTTTACCATGTTATAGGCTTGTGTGGCCCCAGCTATCGCTGTGATAGGATCTATCATGCATCTCGCCCTACGATAATGTATCCCAAGCATTTCGCATCAGGATGTATTCTGTATATTTTTGGATAATGATAGTAGAATGACGGGCGCGGGCAGCGATACCGGCAAGCCTTATACATGATCCCGTGTGGAAACATTCCAAAGGCAATAGATGTGAGGGCGCAAATCATGGCCCAATTATATCACATTTTACTTGACAGCTAAATTCTGAATATCGCGCCGCATCTCTTTTTGATCGTCACGCATTTCTTTTAACAGTTCATGCATCATGTCTGTTTTTTGCTCAAGAAGCTTGATTTGAGACTTGCTCGTAAGAAGATTATTAACGATCCACCAGCCAGAAGCAGCTACAGCACCGGCCAGAGCTATGAGAAAACCCATATAATCTTCTACAAATTTCATTATTCGCGCCCTAATAACCATGTATCATCAGCTTGCTATAATCTCCAGAAAGCAATTTCTTTTTAACATATTCAGCAAACTCACGCGAGCCGATTTTTAAACCACTTTCTTTTAGCCAGATTTCAACAACAACAAAAGGAATTGAGGTAACGTGACGCAAGTCAGATTTACGGTTGTAACCTTCTATCTGCTTTTCTTTGTTATAGTCTAAAATTGCGCTTACATCTTGTGATCTGCTTATAATAACCTTGTCATCTTCAGCAGAAATTTTGGTATTGAGAATATTATTTTGCATTCTTTTTTGCCTTAGCTTTTTTCTTTGGCTTGACCTCAACAGCAAACCCAAGAGCAATCATAACCTCGCCATCAGATTTTTCAACTTTAACAATATCACCTTTTTCGGTCTTCTTGTCATTGACCCAAGGGTTTCTGTCAGTTGTGATTTCAATTTCCATGACCGGCTCCTTAATTAATGCGAGGGGCCATTACAGCCCCCCACACTTAGATTTAGCTGGCGTTTACGTCAGCAATAACACCATGTGCTTTTTGCGAAGTAATTTGTAAGCCATATTCGCAGGAAATCAATCGGCGCTCTGACAAACCAGTTTTCGCCAAGGTTTCTTGCTTTGCAGTTTGCAAGTAAGCAACCTCTGCATAGTTTGGATCAAGAACAAACACATCTGGTGTGTAGTCTACGCTTGACACTGTGCGAACGCGCATATGTCTAGCTGGCACGATTTGTAGCTCACCAAAATCACTCTGATAAACGTCAATCGCAGCGTTTAGCTTGCTATCTTCCGCTTCTTTGAAACGTGTTGAGTTTCCTGAGAAGGTTGAGATTTTCTGCTTTTGCGCAGATCCACACAATACGATTGATGGCTCTGCGCCGCTGTTCCAGCAGTCAGCTATCACACTTTTAAGGAGTGTCTCCGTTAATGGGCGTAACGTACCGTCTGTTGCAGCAGCATTCGGAGAACCACTTTCACCAGTCCCAGAAGTGGTTGGGTTTGCACCGCCAGATCCGCGAGAAGTGTTTGTGGTTAAGAATGCAGGAAGACCAGCAGTTTGACGCGCTGTTCCAGATGCCCCAGCAGAAGCCGCAACATTGTCCAGAAGCATTGCTTCCATATCACGTTTCAGTTCAGACAATTTGTAAGCTACTTGCTTCGCTACAGTCTGCGCATTGGCAACACCATTCACCGCGTTATTAGTTGAGGATACCTCACTAACCTTGGCAGAAATTTGAGTATAATTGCCTTTGCGAACAGCATTAGTCGGCGCTGAGTTAGACAACCCACTGTCGCCTTCAATTTGCCGGTTTGCACTGGTAGCCGCCAAATCAACTTCACTCCACTCGAAGTAAGTGTTTTCAGCATTACGGGTTCCAATAGAAGACATAAAAATAGTTTCAGTCGGACTGATGGAGGCCATGGCGCTAGCCAAATCCTCTTTTATCGTCGTAACATCATATGTCTGGTTGGTGTTTGCAGTAACAGCCATTGCTGTGTCCTTTCATTGCAAAAGTTTAAGAAAGAAGAAAATTGGCAACATCATCTATCGTGCCTCTTTTCTGCATTTGCGCTTCAGCTTGTTTAGCTTTTGATGCTTTTCCAGCACTAGCCGCACGTTTTGCTGCTGGCTTGACCACAGGACGCGCACCCTCTGCCTTTTTAGTGGCATTGGCTTTGGTTTGCTGTAACTCACGCCATTTCAACGCATCGTTTAAGATAATGACTTCTTCAGCAGTTTTCACACTAGAAATCTGTTCGTTAGAAAGATCGTAGTGCTTCTTTGCCTTGACTGACATATCTTTGATAAACACAGAGCGCTTTTCTGGATCAGAGAACTCAGGCATCCATTCCGCAAGGCGCATAGCCTGTTGTTCAAGATACTGATTGTGCTGCTGTTCCTCTTGTTGACGCTGCTGCTGCGCAACATATTGAGCCTTACGGTCAAAATCATTACGCTTATCAACGGCACGGCGATATTCTGCCTCTGCTTCCAAATAGCCTAGAGGGTCACTAGCGCGTAGTTCCTCTGATGGATATTGTGGCACAGGCGGTACTTCGCCATTCTGGATTTGTTGCATCATCTGCGCAAGCATTTGACGCTCTTGGGTCACTTTCTGAGTTATTTCCTCAACTTGCTTTTTAGCTTCAGCAGCTTCAGCCATGCCCTTTTGGATATACTTTTGCCCTGAGTACCCGCGTTTGAGTTCATCTAGGCTTACCTCTTTTTCTTCGCCATCTACTCTGACGCGATAAACAGGTTCCTCTTGAACTGCGCTTTCTTCAGCCTCTTCGTATTCCTCATCTACGCTTTCTTCACTGGCGTTGATCTCAGTGTCATCCACAACTTCAGCTTCAGCTTCCACCGTTTCGGGCTGACCGTCATCAGTTACCTCTACAGCATCTTCTATAGCTTCTTGCGGATTTGGGGCTTCCATAATCAAACTTTCGGCAACAGCCCCTATATCATTGCCGTTGATGGGGTTAGTCGTTTCCACGGTGCTTTCCCTTCTTTTGAAGGAGCTTAACTGCATCCACATCGGCTTGCAGTATATGCTCAATTGCATTTAAGGCCCGCAGGATTGCGTGTGCCTCTTCGCGGTCAGATACGTCATCTTTCCCGCTACTTGCGAAAACACTTTTTTGATGTTCCCGCAAATCCTCTATGGTTTCTCTAAACCAATCATTTTGCAGTAGAGATTGTGAGCGTTTGCCCCTTGTTTCAATATCCACCGGCCATTCCCATCATTTGCGCATTGTGCTCACGAATAGCGTTTTGCTCTTGCTTCACGCCCTCTACATCAACTGCTGCGCCGTACTTACCAAGGATCTCAGCAACCTTAATTGCAAGATCCTGCACCATCTCATCACGCTGGAGATCGTCATCCATGCCTAATTTGTGCATTTTATAATGCTGATCCATTTGAGCTTTAGCCATGTCTACTTGCGCTTTTGTCTGAGCTTTCATTTGCTCTGTTTGCAAGAATGCAGCATTCGGGTCTTGTTGCTGCTGCGCCATCATAGCTTGCTGCTGTTGAGCCATTGCCATCATTTGCTGCTCAATTTCCATCGTCATTGGCATAAAGTATCTGTCGGCGTTTCTAATCCCGCCCAGAGCCAGCATATCAGCCATTGTGTTGCGTAGCTGTGTAAGCGTCACAATGCCGTTCTGAGGCCCGTAAGTCTGATATACTTGCTGCTGTATAGCAAATGCCTGTTGCAGCGCTGCTGCCCGCTCATTCTCGCGCCCTGTGCCTATTCCTACGTTGACGGTAAGATCCATCTCCGTTTCCCACGATCTTGGATCGACAGGCACAAAGCTTCCATTGAGGCGCATCATTTCTTTTTCATCAGCGTGTTTGACCATAAGATCAAGCATAAGCCTAAACATCTGGCGCATACCGCCTTCAGCGAAGTTTCTAGCGATTACTTCAGCCTGACCTGTTTGACCTTCTTGAGATGCAGCAATTGCTGTTGCAGTTGTTGACTTTAAAACGTCTGGGTCAAGACCTTGCGCCATTTTGCTTACGCCGGTTTTATTATCAACCAATTGGTCAAAATACTGCATGGCCGGTAAAGTTTGACCAGCCGTGAAGGGAACTGTCATTTCAGTAACCGCTGAAGGCGACTTCACTCTAATAATGCGGCCAATCTCATTATTTAAAAGATCATCAATCGCCGCTTGGCCTTCTACAACTTGCAGCGCTGGGTTGTTTGTTAGCGCCACGTTATCCAAAACACCTCTGAGCATCGCTGTAGCGGCGTCCTGATCGTCCATAACTAAATCCACAAGGGATGTGCCAAAGAAAGCGTGTGGCTCTGGATCGCACTCAAATATAGCATATGGAGCGTAGTCAGCCTCATAAAAGTTCAGTAGCTTGTAAGATGTACCGGCGCAAAGAAACTGGTAGAGTTTGGTCTGACCCGTTCCCTCAATGTCAAGCTCCATATAAGCACTGGTAACTGTAATTTTCTTAGAAGCGCCAGAGATGTTTTCATCATCTGCCTCATCTACAGTGTAACCTCTGCGCTCAAACTCAGCCTCATCCTGTGTGGTGCTATATTCAGATCCATCCAAACCGGCTAAATCATCAAGACTGAAGCCCATAGACAGCAACTCACCGACAGTCATTTCAGTGCTGTGGCCGACGATATAATAGCTATCCATAGACCTCGCGTTACGATCTACAAAGAAATCCTCTGGGGGAATGCTCTCTATGCAAACATCTCCATGAGGAATAGAGCGAGCAATTTTAACATCATGCTCTGGCATCTCAACTTCCATGCCCATTTCATCCATGCTGATCGTCATGCGAGCTTCATGCTCAATAACCTCAACATCATCATCTTCCACAAGCAAAGCAAACGCTTCTTCCGTAAGGTTTGTAAAAGTGTGGATCTCCGTTTCCATTTCCTCTCTATGGTAAACGTAAGCAATACCCGCCTTTTTAACCATAGCATCTTGGAATACATCGCTAAGAATGCGGTATCCGTTGTGCTGTTGAAACTTATAGCTAACAAATTGGGTAGCCTGTTCTGCCATTGCAACATCTTCTGGGCCACGCGGCACAAACTCAACAGGCTTTTCATTAGACAAAAAGATGCGCTGAATAGAAGGCTTCATGCCACGCACAACTTCACGGCATTTTGTTGCTACAACCCGTGACCGGCCCTCTTCATAGCCAATGTCAACTTCCCCATCAAAGTAACGCTGGGCTTTAATCCTTTGGGGCGCTACTTCGCTGTCAATAAAATCTTGAGCATCCTCTATTGCTTTGGAAACAATGCTTTCAATCTGTACTTCGTCTAATGGTTCTAAACGCATAACTGTTTCCTTTTAACGCGGTATTCTAACGCCTGATATGTTTTCGTATAAATCATATGCAGGATCTCCACCACTTCCAGATGCCGCGCCAGCGCCCGCAGCGCCACTTAATGGCTGTGTCGCTCTCCCCAAAGGAACTTTAAACGCATCTTCAGCCCGCACACTTGCAACCGTGTTTGTTATCATTCTTATAAACGGCGCTCTTAAAGCCAACTTAGCAACAGTTGTGCCGCCTATTGATTGAGACAATTGTTGCAGTAATGTATTCGCAGTTGTCGCGCTGTTTGAATAGTTTTGAGCGCGTGATGTAACCCTTGAAGCTACAGAGGCAAATCGTGAAATAAGTTTTTGTTCTTCTGGGGTAAACAATCCCTTAACTAAATCAGGATTTCTGTTTTTCATTTCATTCCAAAATGTTTGAAACTTAGCCCCAGAAATTTCTAAATCTCCTGACCTAGCGGTTCCTTCAGCCCTATTTGCCATATGCAAAAAAGCTTCTTGCCTTAATTCATTCCACTGATCTTCGGGCAATGTTCTTTTTAAGGTAGCTAAATCTCTTGCCATCTCTGGAGCGCTAACAAGTTTTGCACCTTTTGCCCCAAACAAGAAATTGGCAACAGAAGCGGGATCTTGCTTAAAAATTCTTTCGCCATCCCGTACAGTTTTTTCTGTCAACTTGTTTAAAACGCCATCGCCTTTCCACTTTGACGCGAAATCAGCATAATTACTTATTGCTTTTAATTGTGCTGTAACTGCTTCTGGATTTCCTGTTAAAAGCTGCTGATCTACTAATAATTTAAGCTGTTTATCTAAAACTGACTTTACAGCATTAGCTGCCGCCCGTTCTGGAGTGTTTGGCGCTCCAGTTTTTACTAACCTTTGCCGTGAATTAAACAATGATTTAATGTCACCCGCTGCGGCCAAATTTTCTTCCATAGTGTCTACTATTGCAGAAGTCGCTTGCACCTCTGATGGACTAAATGTCCTTAAAGATGCTCTTAAACTGTCAGCTAGTGCGCCCGCCTGATTTGCGGGAATAAACGCATACCCAGCTTGATCTGCTTCAGTAAAAAGCGCTGATGCGGCTTGACGCTCAGATTGCCTTAAAGCTGATAATGCAGAAGGTATTTGAGAAGCAGCCTGACCCTGTTGAGTAATCTCACTGCCGCCTAACGACTTTTGAATTTGCTCCAAATTTTGACGCATTGCACCTTGTTGTTGCCCACGCCGCGCTTCCATTGTTAATCTAGCTGGCTCACCATAAACGCCGCTTTCTATTTGTTCTTCAAATAATTGTTGCGATCTTGAACCAGTAGCATCACCCCTTGTTAATGGCACTGGCGTTGGCAAGCTTTGTGCCTCTGTCAGTCTAGCTGACGCCTGTGGATCTCCTACTTTTCGTATTTGGCTTTGCAGCTTAGATGCAATTTCTGCTGTTATATTATCAGGATCAAGACCAAGAGCGCTTATTTGATTTCTAACCGCTGGCTTTAAATTTCCATCTGTATCTAAAACAGCCTTTGGGCTAGTTTTTATTTTAGCAATTAAGTCACCCAATACTTGCGCAACTTTTGACCCAGCAGCGCCACCAACAAAACCTAACGGCAAGTCAAATACTTGAAAAGGATCATCACTTAACGCGCTACTTGCAGCCTCTATTAATCCAGCTTCAGTAAGACCTAACAACCCACCACCCAAAACACCACTGACAGGAACCCCGATAAGCCCACCTGTTGCTGCTAAAGCTTGCCCAGCCGTAACTGCACCCGCAGCTTGCATTATATCAACAGTATTTAAGCCTTTTGGGTTTGGATAAAACCTTGTGTATTGCTGTGTTTGCTGACCATCTCTGAAAACTGGCGCTATAACTACAAGATTGTCATATTGATCTTTATCAAATTGAGCATCAGGCAATATTTTCTTTATCCCAGAAGCTAATCTATCGTCACTTGCGGTTGTTGTTAATAATGCCAACATCTGCGCATTTTTTTCGGGCGGTAAACCAAGATTGGCATTTTCAATTAATGGTATATTGCTTTCTCTTTTGCCGCCCTTAAACCAATCCATAATAGATTGTTTTTCTGGCTGAGAGGAAGCTGAAGATCCAGCTTGTATGCCCGACAACATATCTTGAATTGACAGCGTAGTTTGTGCTGTCTGAGATTGTTGAGCATTAATGTTTGCAAGCATTTCTTCTATTGTTGCCATTTTTAATTACCCCTGCGCAGCTTCAAGAGCTTTTACAAACTGCGCTTTCTGAGCGTCAGTCAAAGTGTTATATCGCAAGTAGATTTCATTTAAAGCGTCTACACTCATGCCCATGTAGGGGTTTCCAGATGCCCCTGACGCTTTTAAATCTCTTGACTGCTGCTGTAGCTTTGTCCAATCACTCTTTGTATTTAGAGGATTTCTCAAAAACATTGCGGTTTCTTCAGTAAATCTTCTTAATTTTGAAAGCGCATTTTTGCGTTTAACTAAAAACTCTCTTAATTCCGCACTACTTGCATTTCTTGGATATGCAGTAGACATTGCAATATCTAATTCACTTTGCGACAAAGCCCCAAAAGTTACTGAAGAAACAACGTCTAATCCCATTTGCTGTAATGCCGCCCGCAATCCACCGGCTTGAGCCGTAATATCAGGCAAAAGGTTATAAACAAGTCCAGTCTGCGCGCCCGCATCTATTTCTGAAATTGCCCTATCAATAGTTGCTATTTGCCCCCCAACCAATTCAGCTTTATTAAATGCTTCATTTGCATCTTTTTGTTGTAATTTAGCGGCTTCGCTCAACCCAACGCCAATTGCTCTATTTTGATTTTCAAATTCATTAGCTTCTTTTAAAACACGCTCTGCATCTGCGCCGGTTACTAACCTACCACTTGGGTCATAAACAACAACACCCCTGTCAGTAATTGTGTAAACAGTTCCGTTTAAAAATTTCTGGGACGCTCGCGTTACTGGATCTTTTGCACCTAAAGCTCCAGCTTTTCTTCTCTCTAAGTCTATTGCCGCAGTTTCAGAAAGATACCCTGAGAAGCCCTGAGAGGCGTCCAGAGCGCGTGATTGTACCGCTTGCAGATAACGTGCTGCAACTTGATCGCCCGCATCAGCGCGTTTCTGAAGCTCTGCTATAGTGCGGTTGCGAGCCTGACCCTGCATTCTAGCTTGACCAGACTGCATCATTTGCTGCCGGTAATTAGCAGATTGTGGGTTCATAGGATTAAGAACAGATGCCGCCATGCCCAAACGGTTTGCAAAGTTTAAGCCGGTTTCCTCATCTGGACGCCTTACACGATCAAGTAAACCTAATAGGCCGCTTCTAGGTGCTTGGTTTGGGTTCATACTCATCTAAAAATCCTCTAAGCGAATTGACCAGCCGCCATAAGATAGTCAAGAAATCCTGCGTTATAACCTTGCTGCTGACCCTGCAAGTTAGGCACACCAGACATTGCGCCCAAGAACGTAGCCAATCCCTGCTGCGGAGCGCCAGTATATCCCGCATATTGTTGCTTTCCAGCGTTTATAAGATCCTGCATCATTTGACGCTGCTGCTGGCCCTGCTGCATTTGCTGCTGCTGTATTGCCTGACCGTAACCAAAAGATTGCTGACCCATGCCAGCCAATTGACCCGCTGCGCCTAGCTGACGATTTAAATCTGCCTGAGAAGCTCCTAGAGCCGTTTGGAAGCCCTGTTGCCGCATTCGGGCGGCTGTGTCTGCCATTTGCTGATTGTAGCCCTTCAGCGCCTCTCCTGTTGCTATACCGTGCCGCGAACCACCAAAAGCTCTAGCTTGCTGCGCTTGCGCATCTAATTGGTTTAAGCCCATTTGCGCTTGTGTTCCTACATCGCGCAATGATTGCTGAACCACTTGAGTTTCGTAGGGGTTTTGATAAGCGCCCATGCCGCCAGCCGCAGTTTGCGTAAGACCCTGACCAACTCTGCCCATTGCCGCACCCTGCGCACCAGCCGCAGCCGTGTAAGGGTTCATAGCCGGTTGAGCCATTTGTGGATTTGCACCGCCCGCCATATTACTTTCCCCTTCTACCGCCGCCTTGCATCTCTAATGCAACAGGCTGTTTTTCTATTGTCCGTTCTCCCATTTCACCCGTCATAGGATCAATGAAAAAACTATTATAATAATCGGCTTGCGCTGGGCGTCTTGTTCTCAATTCACCGACTGCTTGTTCAAAGATTGGCGCTGAAGAATAACCCATAGCTCCACCCTCAAATTGAGTAGGCGCAGGAAGATATTGCTGACCGCCAGATGTGGGCATACCGAATGCGCTTGCCATAACATCAGTGCCTTGAAAAGAAGCTTGCTCTAATGGCGACATGGCCGCAACATCTGGCCCATAAAAAGGCGTATAAGGCATTGCCGACAAGTCGCGGCCCATTCCTATACCTTGCTGATAACCAGTTTCTAAAAACTTAGGAACTGTTGGTTTTGTTGTAGATGATCCACCGCCACCAGACATTTTTAAAACTCCTTAATAAAGTTTGCGTGTAGCATTTTCCAATTTAACGGCGCTAACGGTTTTTTCCACCCTAAACGGCCCGCCATGATCGCAGCTTCGCAATCTTGTTCTTTTGCCCATGCCTTAACATCATTGTCCATGTCTAAAATCTGATCCAATTCGCCACCAGCTAAGAATATGTTTAAAACTCGCTTCTTAGGATATACCACAATTTCAGTAACAATACACCCCTTGGGCGCGGGCCATAGCTGCATACGGCCATCCGCAATGCCACTAGCTATATCTTCCCATTCATGTGTGCCGCCACAATACTCTAAAGCATCCTCTATCCAAGGCTTGCAGCGCTCTAATTGGTTTACATAAATGTCCTTCATCCGTGCAGCCTCGTAATCGCTAAAGTTGACGCGGGGATTGCTGGCACCGGCGAAGACGCTGCGGTGTAATTCAGAAAGCCACTTGTGCTGTCAATCATGTAATTCACTTCTAAGTAGTCATTTGCCGCAACAGTGAATATCTGTGTGCGCGATGTGACCAGCGTGGCGTTGTTCTGGTGTAGCGCAGTCGTTAGCGCGCTGTTGGCTACGTTTGTTCCGTTGACGCTGGGCCAGAAGTAGAAGTGAACCGTGCTGGCTGATGTCGATGATATTTGCGCGGAGAACGACACGACATATTCGCCAGCCTCTTCAAAAACAATCCTTGAAGCTGGCGTTCCCTGTGTTATTCCGTCGTTGCCGGTGGGAGCATCGTAAGTCAGCTTGTACGCTGTGTTTGCTGCTACCGGCACGACATCAGCCGTTTTCATAAAGTCAGCGTGACCATCTTCCAGAACAATCTGCCGAAACTCGCCATTCTTCGACACGACAGGGTAGCCGTTCACGTTGTCCCATAGGATGACGCCGTTTTCAGACGGATTATCCGTTGATGTTTTAAATCCAAGCTTTGCTAGGTTTTGCTGCAAGTATATTGTTAGCTGACGCCCCCACTGGCGCAAGTCTGGGCCAATAGGGGGTAATACTGGAACCGGCATTACCTACGGCCCCCAGCTTTCATATCAATTCGCATGTTGCCGACCCTAAAGTCAGATAAGATCGCTCCATCAACCCGCATACGAACTTGCCGCCCAGTAAACCTTACTGATGTTGGGTTTGCAGTTGTGAATGGCCCATGACTTGTTTCAGCGCCATTTGGATAAAGCCGTGTCTTAAACGTGACGTTGACATCGCCTTGCGTTTTTTCATCAGGAATAAGCTCAGTAACACGCGCAACTTGATCCCCAGCACCAATAGATATTGGCCCGCTTTCTGCAAAGATTGATGAGCTATCTACGTTCAACCCAACCTCATGCTCATAGATGTCGCTGTCTGCGTTGTGACCCGCCATAAATGGATAGCGGAAAACACCGCGCTGAACGCCAGCAGTGCGAGACAGGTTGCCAATCAACCAGTGGCCTTCTTTATAGTCGTATGCGACATAACGATCGATTTCATTTGAATTTCCGCTACAATAGAACCACCAAACCTCGCCGTATTGGCCGTTGGCAAACGACCAAACCTTTGATTGCTGCGCTGGATTAAAGTCACCAAACACATAGTCAAAGACATCGCAGGGTATTTCCTGAACGCTGTTTCCGTCAAACCTAAAGAAACCACGCTGGCCCATCCAGAACACGCCCATATCAACATCAGATGCAGCTTTGCGGGATATAGCCCCACATGATGTGCCAACACGCTCAAAGCCATACACATAAGGCGGGCCAAGGTATCGCGCTGTGTGGGCTGATGTATCTGTCAGGATAAGCGTCTGGCCGCGTGTTCTAACGCCCTGCATGATCTGGCCGCTGTCGGCAAGCTCAATGTCACCAGCCTCATTTGTAGCTGCTGGCGTCCATACTGTGTTGTTTTCACGATCACACCATGAAATCTTACGCGGGTTGCTCCCGCTACCCAAAGCAAAAATAAAACGCTCTTCTGTTACGACTAAGCCAAGATTTCCGGTAGGGGCATTTGCAATCGGAGCCGCCTTTACTGCTGGATTTAGCTGCCACTCGAGCAAGCGCCCGTCATCTCTGTTGGTGGCAACAAGATATTCGCCCCAATTATCTATATTCCACTGCGTAGCTTCTTCTGGAACGGCGTTAGCATTTTGCTGGATTGGCGTTCCATAGAAACCATCGCCATAGAAGCCGTAGCCGTATCCCGTTTCAACCTCTGCGTCCTCACGGCCAGCCGTTAAATCTGTTGGCGCAATGTCATACACGGTTCCGTTGCCTGTCATCGCGACTAGCTCGTTATAAGAACCGCCAGCCACATAGGCAGTGCCGTTGTTTGCTTCCCATGTGTGCATTCCTCTCACGACATTCGTGCAGAACGATGTCTTGCGCTCCTGCCAGCCTCCGATTGGGCGTAAGCTGTTGTCACGCCATCTGACCAAGCTACCATCACGCCACCGGCCAGACTGCTCAAGGTCAGTACCGTTTCTGTAGAAACCGGCGGGGATGTCGAGGGGAACCAGCGTCATGTGTTTATCTCATAATAAGTTACAAATATAGCGCCGCTAGATCCGTTTGCAGAAGACCCTGCACCGCTCTCAGACGCAGAGCCGCCTGAGCCAGCGCCATAATTACTACCCCCATCAGATGCACCCGCAGCGCCACTAGAGTGCTGCACACCAGCGCCACCTCTAAACGTAGCGCTTACGTTAGAACCCCACTCAGAAGGCTTTGTCGGCGCGTCAGTTGTTTGTGATTTTGCGTAACCAGATTGATTGACTATATAGCCATTTTTACCACCAGAGCCTAAATTTGGGCTACCACCGCCGCTAGCGCTTGACTGATCACCGCCAACAGAAAGCGCTGGCCCAGCACCACCTGAGTAATTGCTTTCACCCCCAGCGGCCCCACCACCTGATGACCCAGAGCAAGTACCCCACGAACTAATATTAGTGGTAGTTGATGCTTGCCCAATGGCTGATGTTTGCCTTCCACCAAATCCTCTTGAGCCGCCATACCCATAAATCGTGGCACCAGAGCCATTTGGGTTAAAGGTTGTAGTACCCCCATTTCGGCCTGAGATCGCATATCCACTATTGGCAGGATAAGAAACACCCGCAGCGCCGCCGCCAATTCCAATGCTAGCAGAGGTGACCCCATGATCTTGAACTGAATATCGGCGAAATGCTGTACCACCCGCACCGCCACCAGAGGCAACCTTTTCACGCCCACTGTCAGTTGAATGACCACCACCAGAACCACCACCGCCAACAGCATATACATTATACTGCACACAGCCTGATTGCGCTGGCGACCAAGAAGACCCACTAGCAATTGTCTGCGTAGATCCCTTTTTTCTTAATATTCTATTTTTGCTGCGAAAATTAGAAACTGATATAGCGCTACCTGAAGATGGTAAGCTGCTTGGCACTGGGCCAGTGCTGCCGCTTAAACTGCCACTCAGCGATACAGCGCCCGACCGGCCATAATATGATCGCAACTCGCTCATAGATATTGCGCCGCTGGCGTGACCAAAATTATCTATAGAGGTAATAGTCATTACGCACTACCAAATGCAGTTACATCGTTTTCTACAGTCAGCGCACCAGAGCTAGACAGCGCAAAACGCGCCGTGCCGTTGTACGAAAACTTTAAACTAGATCCAGACTGCGAAATCGTCCAATTGCCAAGATCAATGGTTGTGGCGTTGACCGTCGTAGAATTTAATGTCGTGATTGTAGCTGAAGCATTAGACCCCCCCAGCTTGCCGTTAAGCTGCGTTTGAATATTGCTCGTAACGCCATCCGTGTAATTAAGCTCTGCCGCTGATGCAGTAACAGCAGTGCCGCCGACCTTCAGCTTCCTTCTGTCAAATCTGGGGTGCTTGCGGTATTACCGTTCAGAACATCAACAACGTCATCAAGCGCCGTGTTGACCGTGGTTCCCCATGTATTCTCTGAGCCGCCAACGGTAGGTTTGGTTATGCTAATCGTCATTTAATTGCCTCGCGCTTTTTTGCACTATATATCATTTTGCCAGCAAACACTATGCTGCTTCCTGCTCTGTCCAAGCCGGTGCCGTAGACCCTTGCTCAGTCCATGTCTCCGCGCCAACCGCTTGATCCGTCCATGTCTCTGGCCCGACTGGCTCAACCTGCCACTTAAACCGCGCTGGGCCGACAACCGGAACGCCAGCCGTGATCTCTGCGCCCGAAAGAACATGGTTTACGGTGATCGCGCTGTTGTCGATAGTCGGAGTGCCAGCCGTGATTTGTGTCGGGATAAGCGAGTGGACGCTGGTCAGCGTTGGCTCAGCAATCGTTGGAGCGCCAGCAGCTATTCCGTCTGCCGCCAAGGCGATGTTTTGCGCCACGCTTGGAACGCCCACGACGGGGCTTCCCGCAACAATGTCTACCGGCGCAAACGAATAATCTTCTGCAAGTGTAGCCGCCGCAACGGTTGGTGCGCCAGCCGTGATGTTGTCGGCGGTAAGCGCGAAGTTTTCAATCGCAAGCCCACTGTCTGCCAGCGGCGCAGATGCGAGTGGGCTAAAGCCTAACATCAGTCTGCCTCTGCAATCGTTAGTGTACCAGCATCAACCTGTCGCATGATTAAACCTCTTGGCTCGCTAAGTGTGCAGCATAAGCATCCTTAACCGCTTGTGTGTGTACTGCGTTACAGATGGCTTGTACCTCTGTGCTTTCACCTGTGATGTCTGCATCTGGTGCAACGACATGGCGTGAGAAGCTGCGGCTGATCTCTGCACCGTCACGCTTGATGACTACGGCGGTTCTGACCTGTATCATTTTGTGTTCTGATACGATCTCGATTTTGTCTTGTACTGTTTCTTCTGTAAGCGCCATGATGGCCTCCTATTTTATCGTGGCGTTATTGCCACCTGTCCGACCCAAAGCTATGCAGTGGGTTATGTGGTCGTGTAGATAACAACAAAATCAATTCGGTCATTTGACATTGTGGAGTTTGCAAACATACCCCCTGCCGCAGTATATGAACTGATACTTGTGCCACCCAAAATAAAAAGCGGGACACTTCCGCAGTTGGTGAAAGTTATAAACGCCCCACCACTGGCACCCGCAGCGAGTGCAAAAGGTAAGCCGCCAATGTTTACCCTGTTAGAGTCTGCTGTCGAAGGATAGGTGACACTAGCACTCACCTTAACAAGGTTTCCGATTTTTGTATAAACGGCATTAGATGTATTTAAAGTTAGGCTAGCAACACTATTATCAACAGGCGTCCAAGTCCCCTCCTCATAGTCATCCAGCGTTTTGCTTGTGACCGACCCGCCAGTTGCGCCAAAGACGACACCGCCAGAGAGTGTTAAGTTTGCGCCATCAAAGTCATCACCTAAGTCGGCTAGTTGCCTTGCCTTGCTCATGTTATTCTCCCAACAGGGTAGCCAAGTCCAATGCCTTCAGCGCATCTGGGTCTGCCGCAGCATCAATGCGAGCATCCGCAGTAATGTCACGCAGGGTTGCCTTCTGTGCAGCAATAGCATCAGCGCCAGTGCCAGCTTCCAATGCCTTCATGTAGGCCACATCCAAGTCAGCCAATCGAGGCGCACGTTCTGCCCGTAGGTTATCCTTGTGAATAGCCTTGGCCGCTGTCATGTCTACCTCGACAGCATCGCCATTGAATGACCATGCGCCACGAAAGGTGCGATCCGCTGGAACCACAAGAGAAGATGCTTCACGAACATCTC